TGCGCGACGGGCATAGAGACAGCGCGGGCGGGCCAAAGGGGGTTGCACCCCCCTGCCGCGCGGGCGTCTGGAAACGCGATGCCACCCCCCCAGCAGCGCCAAGAGGCCAGTTGCGCGTCAAATTCCCAATTAGCAGACATGCCTTTCCAAACGGTGCATTTGCGCGGCTTTCCCGAAACCAGACAGACAAAACCAGACAGACTCCGGCGCGATCAACGCTCTGAAACCCGCAGAAATCCGTCGATAGGATGCCAACGCCGGTCGCGGCCAATGCCCGCGCAGCCGTATCGCAAAATCCGCCGTCGACCCGCCCGCCGACGCGCAACGCGCCCCGATCCGCAAATTTTTCTGGAGCCAGACGCCCGACGCCCCCCCGCGACACGTGTGCACAGAGCGAACCGGAATATCCGGCCCCTATTTTATTCATCCGCGCAGAATTGATCGAAGTCATGGGCCGCGTTGCTATCACGCAATTCATCTATTTGGCAATAACCCATCTATGCCGTTCTGAATGTTCTATCTATAGAACAGCCGAAGTATATGTAATAAAACGTAAATCAGGCGCTTGTTCTACGTTCTATGTCTCGCGCGCGCATAAGGCGCGTGTGCACATACCGCGCATGGAGGCCTTGACCGGTAGAACAGAACGCCAGAACATTTGCACAACATATTGATATTGCTCACTTATGCTAAAACAACGTCAGAACATCCGGAACACCCCTGACCCACGAGGCACAGCCAAAATCGGCCCCAATCTTTGATTGTAATCTTTGGGTCGGGGATCGGGTAAACCGATGCATAAGCACCCGCGCGACCACAAATAGCAGCTTGTCTCAACGGGTCGGGGCGAAGAATGAGGATCCGATGCGCACCGCGCGCCGTTGGCGCGCTGCATCGGCGAGAATGGCGGAAATCTGCGATAATTATTCCTATTGACAACATATTATTTATTCTAATAGGATGATTACATCATCAACCGGAAATGGAGTCCGACACATGAAACTATCAAAGATACAACCGACGCGGCGCTTCGCCTCACCTGCCGCCATGGCGGCGGCGCTGGGCACCTCGCGCTATCCGTTTCGCGATCATGGAACCATGGCAGACCATGCCAAGGCAAAGGTGGTGCAATCATGAAAGCCACCACAACCAAAGAGCAACTGCTTGCCGAACGCGACGACGCACTGGCCGGCATTGACCGCTTTATTGCGGAGCGCGATCGGCAAATGATAGCCGCCGCCGTCAACGGGCCGCATCGCCGCGCCATGCACGTCGATCAACGCGACGCGGGCCATTTACCCATTTTCATTGCAGCTAACGAACCGAGGATGATCTAATGACCAAGACAATTAAATATCGCTACGTCGCCATTGCTATCGGCGATAGCATCAAATTTAAATCGCTTAAGGGCAATTGTTGGATCAATCCCCAAAGCGCGACCGTTGTCGATTTAAACTGCAACGGCCCGATAGTGTACCTTGAAGACGGGTCAAAAATTTTCGTCCGATGGCCCGAAGTCAAAGCCGTCATGAAGGCGGTGAAGCCATGATGCAAATGGACCTGTTTGCCGCCGCGCCTGTCATAAGACGGCCCTGCCGCCCCGACACGGCCATGCTGTTGGCAATGTCGGACAATGCCCCGCCGCGCTTTAATAAGCAGGCGACCGGCGCAGCGGCTGCCGCGTTGATTTCCGAAGCCATGGCGATCACCGCGCAAGGCTTCTGCCTGTCCCGCGTCAAAGGCCACGAAACTGCAAAGCGCGCCGCCGAAATTGCCATAACTGGCAAGCATGACTTGGCGATCAGCGGCGATATTCGCGTCAGCTTTGACCTATGCGCGCGGCTATGGCACTTGCGCAGCATGGCCGACGGTGACGCTGCGGGCGCATTTATGCACCACGTTAGCGAGTTTGAGGATCCCGACGCCGCGCCGATGGCTTGCGGGCTGGATGATTTTGCGGGCTATGAAGGCTACACCGAAACCAGCGCCATAATCGCCGCCCGCATCGCCGCCGCGCGCGAACGTATGAACGGCCTTTTGCCGCTTTCGGTTGACGATCATGCACGGCGGCTGATGAAGCAAGCCACCGAAGCCATGAAGCTGGACTTTCCGGCGCAAAACGCGGTGCACGACGTTGCGCGCACAATCGCCCATTTGGCCGGTTGCGGCATTGTGAACCGCATTCATATTGCCGAGGCGCTTAGCTATGTGGCGGTGCGGAAATGAGCAGTAGGCCGCACTCCGAATATGCGCGCGACCTGTCCGGCCTTGGTCCACCAGCGCCGGACGAATTGCGCCGCGAAGATGAAAGCCGCCCAACGATTGGCGACCTTTTGCCGGTCGGCACTGTCATTTGCACAAGCTACAACACTGGTCCGTATCGGATCGAGACCGTAAAGAAGTATCAAACCTATCCCGACTTTCATTCTTGGTCACTTGTGTTGATCGACCAGAAGGGCGTCGACTTCATCCGCACAAAGAATGATTATTGTTACATCAACGAATTGGTCGTGGAGTGGGACGGCGAAACGCCGCGCTTCCGCAAGCTATTTGCGTGCAACAACGACGAAGTTTTCATTGTCAGCCAGTTTGCGCCGACCACCGACCGGCGCGGCCAAATGAGCCTGATTTAATTTTACATATATTCCAGCGCCACATCAACAATCACCGCCGCGACTTTCCACGCGCCGACGAAGCACAGCAACATCAAGGCAAAGCCCATTGCGGTTGACGCATAAGGCGCGATGGAAAGGGCAAAGATAACCAGCGCAATCATTCGCAGCTTTGGCTTAACAGCTTCGATCCCGTAATTTGGAATCCGTCCCGCCATGCCGAGGCGGTGAACCGCCCCCATTACCGCGCCGCTTATCATAAATGCCAATAGCATTGCCGCGACATGCCACAGCGCGCCATAAACGTAAATCCTAAAGCAACCGCGCCGATTGGTCCCTTGCCTTGACTTGCTCCAATGCCTGTTCAACCGGCGTTCCCATCCGGCACAGCCACAGAGCATCGGGATAGTGCATCAACGCGACAAGAGGCGCGGCGCAAGTCGCCACGGGTTGGGGATGGATAGGATAGCCGAACAGGTCGCCACCAAAGGCAAGCGGTGCAGGGCTGGCTTGTTCTCTATTCATTGTCGCCACATGCCACATGATCGTTTTAAGGTAAACATCAAAGCAACCGCGCCGATTGGTCCCTTGTGCCGCTTGGCCAATGGAACCGAGTCGGCGCGGACTTGTCCGTGCTGAACCTGTACCAACTGCAATCATCGGTCGCGTCATGCTTGCTGTTTAGGAACCATTTGAGGCGGCCGACACTGACAACATCGGTGCACAGCCGCTGGCCGATGGATGTTGCCGCCTTTGTGTGCGGCCAACTGCTATCGAACAACAACCACACTTCATCGGCCATGGCCGCAAAATGTTCGATTAACGGATGCAGCGACGCGCGAAACCATGGCGGGTTGGTGATGATCCGCAATTCACGGGTCTGTAGCGTCAGGGCGTCCCTGCGCGGGATATAGGGGCATTGCGGCTCCAGGTCGAACCGGCCATAACATTGGTGCCCATGCACATCGAGGAGGCCAATCAACGACCCGTCACCGGCGCATGGTTCCAAATAATAGGCTTCCGGTTCCAAAAACGGCAATAACGGCACGACCGCGCGCGGATCGACCGTGGCGTAAAAATCATTCCGCCGCCGCTCCCGCGTGGTCCCCGTGGCGCGGCTAAGGGTGCTCATTTCGCAATCATTACGCCGATAAGCGCGGCAACAAGGTAAGTCAGCATTTTAAGGCTTTGCGCAATGCTTTTGAGATATTCGTCACTCATTTTTCTTTTCTCCGTGGCGCGGCTAAGGGTGCTCAATTGCTCAACTTTCGCGCGGCCTTTATTTGGTGATTAAGCGTGCAAAGATCGGCGATGGCTTGGCATTTGAAACCTTCGGCCTCTGCTTCGCTGCACCGGAATATCTTTGCCAGCGACGCGACCGAAAGCGACGCGGCAAGCAATATACCAAGGCCAAGTTCGTGTGCCTGTGTCATGATTGGTCCTTTCTGGCTGGCAAGCGCAAGGCTAACTCCAAAGCCTCCGCTTCCGTTATGTTTGCAGGATTGACGCAATGCTCGTGCATCATGGAAAGGGTAACATTTTCTTTCCCGCATTTCGTGCATTGCCCAACAAACGGCGTTCCTTTTGGGCTTGTTCGTTCAAGTGCGTGTGACATTATCGCCCCTTCTCCCCTATCTCAAAGCCAAGCGCGTCCAGTGCGGCGCGGAAGTCGTTTGCCATATCCTTGGTGTCTGTATGCCCAAGCCCTATGTGGTCGCATAAGACAACCATCGGGTCAGGCTTGGGCGCAGGGATGATGAAGGATTTCAGTGTCTCAAAACCACGTTCACGCGTTTCGGGTAAGCGATACTCAACTACTGCATTGCTCACCTTTTGCCGGAAGTCGCTATACTCTTGCTTGGTAGCTTCGTGCTGTTTGATGGCGCGGCATAGGGCTTCGTCGATGAGGAAATGGCGGTTTATCGAGGTTGGCAAGTTGTTGTATCCTTGCTCCGTCTTCACCTCATTTAGAAGTGCTATCGCTTTTTGTTTAATGTCAATCATGGCTGGCCTCCTGCTTTTGCTAGGGCTTGCTTGCAGTTTAACGCAATGACGCGTTTGAGATGAACCCAAGAGCCTTTCTCGCGCTCTGCTTCAATCTGAACGTTACGCAAAGCCTCTGTCAGTTCAGTAATGAGATCGGCGGCTTCGGCACAATCGCAACCACTGCTTGCCAACATAGCCTTGCACTTGTTTTCACAAATACTTGAACGCAACCGCGTCACTATAGGTAGTTCACTCGCCATCACTTATCTCCCTGTTTATCTGGTGGGGTGATCGGAACCCAATGGCCATTTGAAAGCTTCTTGCCTTTTGCCGGCAGCGACTTCCATTCTAGATACCGCCGCGCTTCCCATAATGAGATGATTACGCTTTCAAGGCTGTCAGCCATGTGATCCGGCTCATATCCGGCATCTCGCAGTAGTTTTCCTATGCCGTCCTTCGAGCGCATGGCATCAACAATTAAGTGGGCATGGCGAGAAGCCGGGCAAGTTTTGACACCCTTGTCGCGCATTTTATCCAGAGTCCGCTTACCCATCACTTATTCTCCTGTTGTGCGTTGGGGCGCGCAAAATATGTTTTCCCGTCAAGATCGTGCCCACCCTTGTCAGACTTGCGACCGCCAACCTGTTTGAAATTGAAAATCCGCCCAAGTCGCTGGCAGTCGGCTTTTAACGACCGCGCCCAATCCAAGTCCATTGGCCTTGCGTTCGGGCCGCTCTCGCCACCGACTATGATCCAGTCCGGCGCTTCATAGTCCAACTCCACTTCACCGAGCAGTGGTTCAAAGCTGCCAAAGGTAAACAAGGGGTCAAGCGCTTCTCGCGCCATCGCCAGTTTAATGGCATCCCGATCATATTCAGCTTGGGTTGCCATCGTCGCGCCGAGCGCTGCGTTTTCGGGCCATCGGCTTCCATGGCCTACCATCTTTACAACATTACCAATGCGCTTTGTCAGCAATAGCCATACAAGGTTCGGGGTAGCGCGTATCAGGTCAAACAAATCAGAGCGCCAGTGCGGGTCAACCTCATTGTCAAACACATCGGCCAGCGACGCGCAAAAGACAAATGGGCGCGTTCCTTGCTTGGCGGCGGCTCGGTCCCATTGGATCGGTTTGCGCCAGTTGGCGTCTGACGTGCGCGAACGTGGTTCTCCCGCGCCCCATTTGACGCGATGGTAGCGCGTGTCCATCATGTCGGCGGCGTAGCAGTTGTCGCAAGCCGGACTAACGCGGGTGCATCCGATCCACGGATTAAAAGTGTGGTCGCACCACTCTATTTTTGTAAATTCGCCCATCACTTATTCTCCTCTGGAACGGCTATCCCCATTGCATTGCGGATCGCGGAAAGCTGAAATACGCATTTAGCGCGGGTAAGTTCGGATCTGATATTTTGGCTTGCACCGGCATCAAGTGGCGAGGTCTGCGCCAGCAGTGGACCGTGATAACCATTCCAAGCCTGCGCACGGGACCAACTCGCGCGCGGTGGGTGTGTGTGGGTTCATGTCGATTTCTTCCACTGTGCGGCGCGGGTTTCCATCGAACTGGGAATATCCTTGCCGCTACATATTATCCGGCGGCGCGGTGGGTGGGTGATCGTGGCTGGCTCTGCGGGTGGCGGCGGACGATTGGCGGCATATCGCCGGTCGCCAAGCGGTGCGGGCTTTTTCGGGGTCCGGGCTATTTTTATGCGCCGCTTAAACGTAACGCGCACGACATATGCGGGCTTTGCCACAAGGGCGCGGCTGCGCGCCCGAAACGCCGCGCCGGGCGTCCCGTCATGCGCAATGCCCACAAAGAAAATGCCGCGCGGCGCCTTTGCCCCAGCCATCACTCTTTTTCTTTCAAAGCCATCAAGGGTATGGCAATTGCGTTGTCGGCGTTCGGGCCGGAAAAGCGCATTTTCAGACCTTTCTCGACGCCCTCGATCTTACCCATTGATTGCAGCCAGCCACCGCCGCGCCATTCATTGCTGTTCTTGAAAAGTTCGACTAACGGCACGCATGTTGCGTGGGCAACTGCAAGATAGGCGTTCTTCCAGTCATTGATGATTGGCTCACCGGCAAGCCGAACCTTGCCGTCCTTATCCTTGTCCAACAGGACAAGCCGAAGCCCAACCGTTTTCAGCCTTGACCGTGCGACTTCGTTAATCGGGTTTGATATGGCTTCATCGCCATTGTCGCTCGTGCGCGGCTCCATTGCGCGCACAATCCATTGCCCGATTGTTTCGGCTGCATGGCCGTTCGATCCCGGCAATGTTAGCGACAAAAGATAGGCGATGACGCGCTCGTTATCCGGTCTGGACTCGACCTTGCCGCGCACCATCAATGGCAAGACCATGCGCACCCATGTTTTTTCCGTTATGTCCGTTTCATCCGCCGGAACGCGATGCGCGGGCGCTTCATCGAACAACAACATGTCGGCACAGGCAAGCAAGGTGCCATAGGTGTCTTGCCACCGCCCTTCATAGCCGTGACTGTGGATTTCGCGCTTATATGTCGCCAGCGTGGCTTCAAAACGCGGCCATTGTTCCAACATACGGCGGTGCATCTTGCGCCCCACCATCCGCCATAATGGCAATAACGGCCCAACCTCAAACGGATCGATGGCCGCTGGCACTTGGCGCATGTCCAATATCGCAAAACGGTTGCGATCTTCGCCCAACATGGGCGTATGCAGAACGGAGGAAAACAGAAACGCCGACTGTGCAGTAAATTCCTGCCCCTTATGGTCTGCGCCACCGCGCAATATCTTGCCGCCCGATGATGATTTCTTGGCAAGGTTCATCATCGCGCGTTGCCGTTCGGGGTTGTCCGCCGCCTCGGCTTCGTCGATCATGACGGCCAACGTGTCATTGTTCAACAATTGCCGAATGGCCGCTTCGCTGGCATCCTCGGCACGTAATACCCAATCGTCATGAATTGCGCGGATGATGCGCTGCAATGATGATTTTCCCGACGCCGTTGGTCCGGCCAGCCATACGTGCGGCCGCCAATTCAGCGCGCCGCAAATAAACATCTGCCCGACCATGCCAAGCAACAGATATTCAGCGGGTCCGGGCTTTCCATCGCGTCCGCCGTCGACAAAATACCATTTGGCGAACAGCTTTAACAATTGCTCGGCCTCGTCACGGGTTGATGCCTCGGCGGCGGGCGGTGGCAAGGCATCGTCGGCGGGATAATATTTGCCGCCTATGGCACCGGCGCGCTCAACGCGGACGTCGATCCTGTCTTTTGCGACCTTGCCCGAACCGCGCCGCCAATCGCCCGCCGATGATATCAAAACCTTGTTGCCCATGTGCAGCAACAATTGTTGATCGTCGTCGCGGCCCCGATGTGCGCCGCGCCCGAATATCTTGCCTTCGGGCTTGAATATGCCTTTGACGCGGCACGCGCCGATAATCGCCATCTGCGCGTCGTTCTGGTTAAACCCGTCTGTGTAAAATTGCGGGTCTGTGTTGCCCTTGCCGGTGCCGGGCACCAGCTTTTGTTGGGGGAAAACCTCGGTCAACCATTCCTCACCGCATAACAGCGCCAACAATCCCTTGCCCAATTCCTGCGGTTTTACCGTCGCAATCTGTTTGCTTTCATCAAGCAGGATAATTGAGACACCATTTTTGCCGAGAGGCGTTATTGGCGCGTCAAGCGGCAGATAGACATGCTTTTGCCCTTCCTCGCGTTCTTCGCGAGACTTCGGCTTGCGCTTGCGCATATCGGGCGCGGGCTGCGGCGTAGCAGCAGCGGCGGCAACGGCGTCGAGGTTGGACTCGGACGTCATTTGTGGTTGCGCCGATTAGGTCTGGCAAAAGGATCGGGCCAAGCCGGTTCTGACCGACGGGACACTTTGCCTGCCCCTATCAATGCGGCCCAATGTGCTGCCACGCGTTTCTCGTCAGCGATGTGCTTTGCCAGTTCATCCAAACGACCGTCACGCAAAAGGCCCCACTGATAAAATCCCGTTTGCATTGTGGGTGCATTGCTATTGCGGCAGCGCCGCCTGCCCCTTTGCCATTTCAAATGGCGTTTATGTATTTCACGCGCCGTTTTGCGGCCGAACTCTCGTTCAACCCAACTTGGATATTTTGGAATTTTACTCACGCCACCACCTTCCGAACGGCCCAGCGGCTAACGCAATGGCGGACGCCATCTTGAAATTCGATCAGGCATGAATTCATCGTGCCGCGCGCAAGGATGCGGCAAAGCTGCCCTTTGCGTTCCGGCAACGTCGTGCACACCCTCCAATATCTGTCGAAGGGCTGGCTCATTGCTTGGTTGCACCATCAAGCGACGCGGGATGCGAAGCGCACATCATCCACCAAAGATCGAGAAGCTCATGCAATCCTTGGCGGCTTTGCTCCGTTGGGGCATTGCCGTTCACTCCGAATACGAGCTGCGTCAACGCCATTCCCATGCCGTTCAACAAATCTTCTTCAATGTGACCGCGTAAAATTAGGCCATTCAACCGCTGCAGGACATATTGTGTTGCTGCCAGCCTTTCGGCATCGCATTGTGCGTCGCGCTCTCCGGTGCCAAATGCACTCCAATCGCTTGGCGGCGCTGCCATTGGATATTTTTTGCTCACACTATCGGTCCCTTTGATTGGAAAGCTTCGCTTTCGGGCATCTTCACACCGCGCAACACGTCGTTAAAATCCTTATATCCGGGCGGTGGCCATAGGATGCTGACACCGCGCACTTCGCCGTCTGCCGTCATTTGTTGTTCGGCTTGCTCTTGTTGCAATGCGATGCACGCTTCCAATGCGGCAACCGCATCGCGCGGCTTGTCGGGCTGGCGCTTGTCCCATTGCCCGACGATCACCAGGTCGCCCGCTTGGGGAGGCAATATCAACGAGCCAATTTTATCCAGCGTGCCCGCTGCCAATACCCGCCGCGTTGGATCGACCATTGCGATGGTGAGCGCATCCTCAATCCCCTCGCTGACATAGACGGGCGTGCCCGCGTCGATATCGCGCAGCGTCTTGGTGCAACTGCCTTTGTGGATCGGCATGGCCGCGCCTTTGAACCCACCTAAAATCGTCTTTGGCTTATCAAGATTGGCTTTCACCCAACCTTTGCCCGTATGCTCCAAAAACGTGCGGTGCGTGGCGATATGCTTGCCATCGATGCCGATTATTGCGGTGACGACGGCGGGGATATTGCGCCGTAATTCGGCGTTCCAAGTATCATGCCGATATCGGATTGCGCCCGGCAACTTACCTAATTTGCTAAAATCAATGTGGCGACCCTCAAAATATTTCTGCGCGGGCGTGTCCTTCATCGGCGCGGCAAATTGCCACAATCCGCGCGCCGACTCCTGCTTTTGCTTGGCCGCTTCTTCCTCGCTGCGCTGGCGTTCAATGCGGCGCTGCTCGACCTCGGCGCGGTTGGCCGGCGTATCAAACGAAATCCCTGCATCGGCCTCAAGCATCCGCAGCGCATCCATAAACGTCATGCTTTTGCGCTCAATCAAATATTTGATCACATCGCCGTTCCAGCCACAGCCAAAACATTGCGCAAATTGCTTTGCGTCATTGATCATGAAACTGCCGGTGCGCTCCCCGTGGAACGGGCAACATGCTTCTTGTTCGCTGCCCTTCTTGGTCAGCTTCACATCGATGCCAACAATAGACGACATCGGCACTCGGTCCTTGACCGCCCGTGCGCGCGCCTGAATGTCTGTGGTCCCCACCTTCATAATGCCGACCTATGCTGTCGTTACAGCATGGCGGACATCCACGGCGAACGGCGCTTCGCCATGAATGCCCGCGTCATTGGCCCGGCGTTCAAGGGTGGGAGGAGAGTCGCCGGACCCATGATTGGTTGCAGGGGTCGGACTCGAACCGACGACCTCTTGGGTATGAACCAAGCAAGCTACCGCTGCTCCACCCTGCAATCTGTGAAATATCTCCGCGATCGACTTGACCTTATGCCGCTCGGTCCCGAGTTTGCTGCCGTCAGGGCCATAAAGTTCGAGAGAAGCGCCAAGCACCTGCGCGCGCCGCTTACGCGTTTCCCATTCCTTGATCGATGCGGCGCGGCTATCACGCACGGTGAGACCAATCCTTATCTGCAATTGGCGTGATTACGCCACCATCTGTGATAAGCGTATCGGGGTCACTGTTCCATGATGGCTGAAATTGCGCCGCTTCACGCGCCCGTTCCGGCACCCGCCGCGCTGCGGCCAATTCCTTTTCCAACTGTTCACACAGCGCAGGCGGCAGGCCAATGCGGAAATCACCGATGAACAACTGCACCTCGCCCTTATTCTCGTTCCACACGATCTGGATATCGATATCGGCTTTCATGCTGCCCTCTCCATCTGGCTATGTTCCTGCCCGACATTCGGGCAATTCGCTTCCGAACAACTGCGCACCACGGGGTCGTCGGTGCGCAGGTCGCATAAGGTGCACAGCAACGGGCGTTCATATATGACCGCTGCTTCAAACCAGTCGGCGTGCGCCGCGATGCCCATGTCGGCGATGCGGTTCATCGTCCGCGCATTCGGCACTTTGCCGAACCGCTCCCATTGCTGCACCGCGCTGGCGGTGACAAAACCGATTCGGTCGGCCAATGCCTCACGCGTCAACCGGGCGTCCCGCTGATCGCGATACGCCTCAATCTTTTGTCCGGCTTTTGTGGTTGATGCTGTCTTCACTTGCCCTTTTTATTCTCATAGAATACATTTGTGCAAGCGATAATTTCAACTTTTATTCAGAATAGGATTTTTACCATGACAGCAATAGTGATAAATTTAGCCTCTATGGCACGTAAAAGCAAAACACTCGACAATGCTCCCAATCGCATCCGCGAATGGCGGCAGCTCCGCAGCTTGACCTTAAAGGAACTGGCGAAGCGCGTCGGCGTCACCATCGGGCACATGCAAAAATGGGAAATTGCGGATCGCAATATCTCTTATGAACGGTTTAAGCGCATTGCCAGTGCGTTAGATGTAAATGTGGCGGACTTGCTGACCGCAGAAGACAATCCCGACGCGCTGTCCGATGCCGAACGCAAGGTTGTCGCCGCCATGCGGCAAAATGACGCCTTTGCACATAGCGCCACAGTTTTGGCCGAGGCGCAGCAGACGTTCAAACAAGCGCCTGAAATTCTGCCTTTTCCGAAAGTCGCCTAAGCACTGAGATTACGTTCGTTTGCATTTTTGCCTATGGGAATACTTTGCCTATTGCATATTTTATTCTAATGGAATAATGATCCTCCATCGTATTTTCCTTGGAGGATTAAATGAACCGTTCAAACTCTGTCACGTCGGTTAGTGGCAACAGTGCAAATGTCGCGCATTTGCCGCTAACCCGCGCCGAACGCGAACGTGCCGTGTCCCGCGCCGTCGCTGTTCCGCAGGGGCCGGTTACCGTAATGGAAATTGCGCGGCGCTTTGCTTTGTCCGATGGTCATCATGGCGCAAGCCGCCGCACAATCATCACGCACATTCGTTTATTGCATAGCCGCTATGGCTTTCCTGCGCCTGCCACGCCGCGCTTTGAACATGGCGTCCGCTTGCATGACGAACGCGCCATTGTCTGGCGCAGCAAATGGTCGCGTGATTTGGTGGAGGCTTGGTTTGGCCATGACGACAGCCCTGCGAACGCTGCATTGGCCAAAGACGTGGGGCACGAACGCGCCCGCAACGCACTGGCCGACAATGCCCGCCGCTTGCTGGCTGGGGGTGCCCTATGAAAAAGATTATCCGCGAACGGTTTTACAGCTTTCTGGAAAACAATCTGGCCGTTGGCTTTGCCATGTGCCTGATTGCCGCCGGTGGCATCGGCGCGGCATGGGCAAAGTTTGAAGCCCTCACATCGGCCACCCCTTTATGAATTTGGCGAGCGTTCGAAACGCAGCCAAAGCGCGTCGCTTTGCCCACCCCGGGTTCGACGCGTCCACACTGCCCGCGCCTTGCACTTCCCATTTTCGGGATGATGGATTTCACCCGCAAGGCGCGGGTTTTTTTGGGGGCATCGCATGACCAATAGCCGCCCGCCTATTTCACTTTCCGAAAAACGCCGCCGCGAACGGCGCTACGCCGAACAGCGCAGCTTGAATTGGTGCAGCAACCTTGGCCGTGTTGGCCATGTCGGAAGCAGGAGCCAGAAAAATGGACAGCCCAGCATTTGATCGCCCGCCGCTCGAAGCATCGACGGACCTGTTCGACGGCACACCCGCTGCGCCGCCGCGCGTTAAGCAACGCCATGAATTGAACAGCGCGCAACAGGCAACGCTTGACCGGCTTATGCGGCATCCGGCTGCCTTGCTGGACGTCAATAAGCTCCGCATGGAACAAGTGACCAAGCACGGCCACAGCGACGAAAGCGATGCGGAGGAACGGCTTATCAATATGATTGGCCGATCCCGCGAACGCCTGACCCACGCCATGGAATATTGCGGTGGAAACGAAGCCGCAAACTTCGACTATATCCGCCGCAAACTGGCCATCAGCGCCGCTCTATCCATGGCCGCAATGGACTGGATCGACAATTGCATCATGAACCAAGAGCCATGACGATGAAGCTTTTAACCCGCCATGTGCGCGAACGCGAGTCCGCTCATCAACGCCTTAAAATGAAGCGCGATAACAAAAAATATCGTGCCGAACGGCGCAACAAGACATTTAGCTTAGGATTGAAGTCAAAATTTTTGTTCCTTGGCGACCGTGACAATTTATGGCGTCGCGACGGTTGCTGGCATTGTCGCCCGCAGATATTGCTGATCATTTTACGCGGAAAAATAACGACACTTGCACAATATCGAAACGGCGATTTCTGCCCTTTTTGATCAGAATATCCACCTAACCACCAATAAACCAAAGAAGGAAAACTAAAATGGCCGAAGGACATGTATCATCCGAGCAATTACGCTTGTTTATGGAGCGGATCGAGCGACTTGAAGAAGAAGAAAAGGGCATCCGCGATGACAAGAAGGACGTCTATAGCGAAGCAAAAAGCCAAGGATATGACACCAAAATCATGCGCGTTATCATAAAGCTGCGCAGAATGACCAAGGACGACCGCGACGAAATGGACGCGATCCTCGACACCTACAAAACCGCTTTGGGGCTGGCGTGATTTGACAATGCTGGGCGAAAGTAGCACTTTCGCCCACCCCACCGGAAAGGAGTCCGAATGCCCGTTCTACCCATTTACCCAGAATTTCCGATCATCCGCGCTTATATCTCGCGCCTTGGCGGTCATGATGCACTGGCCCGACGCCACAATATTGACAAACGTACCGCCCAACGCATTTTAAGCGGCAAGATGGTGCCCGGCAAAAGCTTGCTGGCTGAATTACTGGAATCGGCCCGTGCCTAAGCTACGCCGCACCCCTCGCTATTTTCAGCCTGTCCCGCGCGCCAAAGGCCGCGTCACCTACAAATGGGAACCATCGGCCACATTGCGCCGCATGGGCTGGGCAACCGTCATGCTGGGTGACAATTACGTCGCCGCCATTGCCAAGGCAGAGGCGCTGAATGCCGAACTCGACGCATGGCGCGTGGGTGCATCTGGCCATGAAGCCGAAGCAAAGCCGATTGCCCCTGCCAACCGATTCCACGCCCGCTGGTCCGACCTTGACCGCGCCTATCGCGCCGATGAAAAAAACGGCTTGCTGGCGCGCAAACCCAAAACGCAAAAGGAATATGACAGCCGGTTGAAATGGCTCTCCAAATGGGCGGAAAATGGCAACACGCGGCTATCCGATATCACCCGCGAAGTGGCCGAGGATTTGCGCGACAGCCTTGTCGACCATAGCAGCGCCTATAAGGCAGCGGCGATCATGCGCGTATTTTCACTGCTAATGGGCTATGCCGAAAAAAAGGCGAAGATGCTCCGTCGTGGATCTGACCCGTCAAAAGAGCTCGTCGTCCCTACACCGCCGCGCCGTAGGAAAAGCGTCGCGTTAGAAATCGTCGAATTTTTGGCCGCGACCGCGCGCAATCATGATTTGGAACGCGTGGCATTGGCCCTTGAACTAGGATTTTATACGTTGCAACGGCCCGGTGACCTGCGCACCGCGACCGCGATGCACTGGCGCCGCATGAATGATCTGGATGCCAGCGACCGCGCGGCCCTGTGCGGCCCTGACGGCCTTGTCTATGGCCTCCGCTTTCAACAGGCAAAGACAGGCGCATGGATCGGCAACGCCGTGCACCATGACTTACGGCTAAAGGTCGAGGCGCGGCTTGCCGCAATGCACAATGCCGACGCCGCTTATATTTTGTTCCACGATGGCGCAGGCCAGGGAGCGGGCAAATTATGGCACGAACGCGAATTTAACCGCGACTTCCGCAATGTCGTCAATTTCGCGATCGAGGCCGCGCGCGCATCCGGCGACAACTGGCTGACTGACGAATTGACTGGCTTGCAATTCCGCGACATTCGCCGCTCCGGCATGGGCTGGCACAAAGACATGGGCGCAAGCAAAGAACAAATCGCATCGCGCAGCGGCCATAATATCAGCGAGGTCGAAGATATTTTGAAAACCTACATGCCCGCCAACGAACGCGGCAGCGCCGCCGCCTTCGCCCGCGCGATCATCGCCAGCCAAGACCGCAAGCAAGAAAGGAACGAAGCGTGAGCAATAATAACCCACGGAAATTTCCGCCAAAGCCTGTGTTTCCTGATTTGGCAGACCATCTAAGGGCATCGCCCGACTTGGTTGCTAATGCCATTGAACATGGCACGATGGCCATCGGCTTCGACCGCATCAAAGAAATCCGCCGCGAACTTTTGCGCCAGGGCGCGCACATTGAGGCGCTTCATCTTGGCTCTAGGGCTGAGAAAAAATTAAATGATGAGTGGGCCGATATAACGGGCACACACGAACCGTTACCACCTATTGAAAAATTTATGGGAATACCGCTCGAAACACCACCAGAACGTGGACAACCGACCCCCGATTATTGTGCATTCAGTTGGAAACGCGAGGCGCGCAGTCCCGCGATTTTATTTGAGGTAATCCAACCATAAATTTGCCACGGAGTATGCCGTAAAATGACTTTACGAGACGAATTTTGGTTACAGCGATTTTTGCTGTCTGCCGAGCGGCATGGTCGCATTTTGCTATCACCGCATATGTATCGGCAAGTGCGACATCATCCGCATTTTCGGTTTTTTATGCACCGTTTTGCACGGCACAGTATCGATACTCACGGCCTCGTGACTTTGCCGCGTTTCGAGCCGCAAACTGGCCTGATGTGAACGAGGAAAGATGGAAATTACTTGCCGATTTGCTTGAGCGGGATAGCGAGTATTGGATTTATTTCTCTTTTTAATAAAGGAATGAAGCGTGAGCACCTTAGCCGAAACGTTCGACAAATATTTGCCTTATCCGGTTTATGAATTCCGTGGTGGCCCTGTTGATGGGCAAAAACTCAAAGTTGATTTGATTGATCTAGGCGAAGAAAAAGGATTAATCGCCCCTGACTTCTGGCATGTGAGCGCGCCGGATTTGTCGCTACGGGTATTGGAGTGGGCGCATGATCCATTTGTCATGAACCGCAAAGTTTTCACCGCGACATATCGCTTCGTCCGAACGATAGGATATCGCAATGTTGGCTATTACAAATTCGTTGATAATTAACCCGGAGTCTGTCCGACAGACTCCGAATGAGTCTGTCTGATTTCCATTTTGCGCACTTGACCCACGCATTTCTGCGGGTTACAGGCCGCACTTCTTCCCCGGTCGTCTAACGGTAAGACTGCCGCCACCTTCTATATTTCAATTACTTAGGTTGCAAAACTTGTCGCCATTTGCGCTTGTTTGCTGGCAAAGTCTGTCTGGTTTCGCCATGCAAAACGGCGACGCATTGCTACGTCGCCGCTCGGTTGACCACAGAATTTGTGTCCTGAGTCTAAAGGGGTGTTAGGTTGTGGATTTCACAATAGGGCCAAGCCTTTCATTTTAGGCGCTGTAAGGGGCCGCAGCGCGCTTCGGCCACTTACGGTCCCGCGCTGCCCTATTGGGGCTGCACGGCCCCGCAAATCGCGTTGTGGCGGGCATTATGCGCCTGTATTTCGGCCACCGTCATGTCGCTGTCCGCTTTATTACCTAAATCGATTTGTTGATCGGCGGGCAATGCGCGCTGCGCTGGCGTCAATTGCGCATAGCTAATCCTGCTATACGCCGCGCAACTCACGTCGCTAACAGTTTTCGGGGGTTCTGGAGTCGCGCACGCAATCGGTATGGCGCACAACAGGATCGCGCCGAACCTCAGCAGCAGCTTCATTGGCATATTTGACATTTGACATTCCTTCCTCTGCAACAATGGCGCGCACATTGGCCGCGCCGGTTTTTTCGGCCGACTGAAAAGCGACATCAATGAAATGGTTGATCGTGGCGACCGCGATGCCGACCAAAGCCAGGGCCGTCAAAACGACGCCTAGCTTCGCCAACATATTCAACCCTTTGAACCATGCAATTATCATGACACGGGCGTGATGCCATAAGCTTCAAGAATTTTTTCCTTAAAAAACGCGTCCGTCGCATTGGCGGGACCGTCGATAAAGATATTCCCGCTACGCGTTCCGTTTTCATCAATGGCGGTATGCCGTACCGCCCATGTGCCGGGCGCGTCTTGCGCCAACTCTTGTTCAAATATTTCTGCGCCGTCTTCAATGACGGGCGGGACGGCTTCAAATTGCTTTCTTTCGATTATAATTTCCATGTTGTTATCCTTAGTTAAAAGCTGCGTGGCCTTGGGCCGTGAAGCGGACGCTACCAGCGGCAGACAATGCCACGTTCAATGCGGTATTTGCCGTCGCAATAAGTCGGTCCAATTCGAATACCTCATCAACCGACTGACCTACCGCCAGCGGAACACGATAGCGTTCGGTCGCACCATCCAGAATGATGAAATCAAGAGCAATTCCTGTGTTCGTCATTCTGCATTTTGTCAGATTGTTTTTTAAGTTGGCCCCTGCTGCCAACACCGCAGCAATAGGTGTCGCGCTTGTGATATTCAAATTCGCATTCCACATTTGCTCGGGCAAGCCACCTTGCTTCGTAAGCAATTGGCCCGCGGTCGTCATGGTATGATCAACGCCGTCACCTGCAACAAAAGTTGTTGGCGGCGATGTGCGCGCGCGGCCACCAGCGCGCACCGCGTTTCCAGACACCGCAGCATCTTCGGCGCTTGCGCCTGCAACATTTGCCGTGACCGTTGGCGTTCCAACAATAGTTGCACCAATCGAACCTGCGCCGCTGACATTACCATTTCCACCAACAATTTCTGCGGCCAAGGGTGCCCAGCTTTGAAGGCGGATAAAGTGCAGCCTATAATCGGTAGCCGACGCAGGGGCCGTGCTTAAATTATGTGCGCGTATCTGAAGGCGATAAAATGCCCTTGGGGCCGGCGCGCTTTGCGTTACGCGGCGCGGGGTCGTTGCCACAGAGGTAGAATCGATTGCGCTCGAGTTTAACTGCACATAATCGCCACCAACCAACATCTCGAGCATATTTGCCGGTGTAAAGTTTGGCGACGTGCCACCCGCTAATGTAGTTGTGATCGTTGACGCCGCAGGCACAAATTCCGGCGCACCGCCGCCACGCACAACAACCAGTGCGCTTGTCGCTGACGTGCCATCAAATTTGATCGCCGCGTAATCAGGCGACGTGCCCGCGTTTGTCTGGTTGGCCGCGCTTGTGATAGGAACACCCGCCGCATCGCACTCAATAAATTCGACAAAGAACTCGCTGTTGGCAATGCGTTGCGATGCCGTAACGCTACAGCTTGACCTCATGGGAAGTTGAAACACGTCACGGCTGCGGATAATCGTTTCGCTGTCTACATCAACGCCAGAGTTGATATTCAGATAGCTTGTCGTGCCGCCGGGAAAGCTGATCGCCATGCCGGGGCCAGTGGCAATCAGTTCCCATTTATCGGGGTCCAACGCCGCGCCGGCAAAATCATCGCGAAATTGAATTTTTATATTCTCGGAAATGTGGTGGGGCGTATGCACATCGCCATTTGCGGTCGTGCGCATATATAGCGGGGAGCGGTGGTCATCGTGCGTAAGGATATTGTCGAGCATGAATAGGCCTTTCAAAAAAGTAGCGGCACAAGACCGGTGTTAAAGGGAATGTTTTTATCACGGCGCGGCATCATGGAATGTCCGCCGCATCAAGACGCGCGATCAACGCGTCAATTTGTTCTTGCTTGGCATTCAACCCATCGTTCAACCCGCCGCTGGCAGCCGAAAGCGATTCCTCGGCGGTTGCCGCATTGCTGGCCGCAAGCATTTGGCGCGCATGTCCGGCTTGCTGAATGGCCGCAATCTGTTCGGGGCGAAGGGCGGGGGGTTGGCTGGCCATCAACTTTCCCCTTGCTCGGCGGCAAGGCGGCGTTTCTCCGCCTCTGCATCCTGTTCAACTTCACTGGCTTTGCCGCTGGCCACATTGTCCGTCATGTTGGAAATGACCGCGTTTTTGTCTTGGCTCGATTTTGATGTGCCGAAATAAAAAACAAGCGCCGTCGTCACCATGCCGGACAACTGCCCCAGCATATAAATTATCATGTCGCGATTGGTTTCGGGAACCTGCCATTTGAAAAGCGCCGCCAGCGCGAGCTGAAACGACAGCAACAGCACAATGGCCAATGTTGCGCGCATCAATTCGGTTTTCATGCCTCACTCACCCCTGTTGTGCCGCGCGGCATGACCGGCAGCTTGATGTTCAACAACGGGTGCGACGACGGCCAACGGATTGCCGTCACTTCACTGACAAGTATGTCGATGATCGACACCATATTGCCCTGATTTCCGCCCAGGCACTTATAATATGCGCCATCTTTGGTGATGCCGACGATCAGGAACACATGATTGCCGCCGACGCGCTTTTTGACACCCACGGCACCGACTTGCGGCGGGCATGCCTTGCCCCATGTTGCCCAGCTAATAGCGCGCGGCGCGTCTTTTGGTGGCACTATGCCGCACTTGACCATGCAATAGGCAATGAACCCGCCACACCACGGCGTTTCATCATCTTTGAACCATGACGCCTTTGCCGCTGCCCAATATTCAAGGATTTTGGGATTATGCTTTGGCCCCGGAATTTCTTTCAGGCCCAATTGCGACCGCGCAATGTTCACCCATGGCACATCGCTAACGTGCGGCACGCTCGCCGTTTGCGGCTTCAACGTGCCATCTGGCTTTAATCCGGCTTCCAGCGCCGCCATAATATCATTGTACAGGTCGGCAGGAATTGACCCGCGACGCACGCGCAACGCCTTGACGAACGCGCCGTGGTTGAATGCGTTCATTGCACTGTCTCCTGTGAGGCTCGGCGGCGGCGGCGTGGCACGGGCTGGCGCTTGCCGTCGATCTGGTCGAGCAATTCAAGCCAGCTTTGCGGGATCGGCTCTTCAAGGCTCCATGTCGCGCGCAATGTGCGCGCAAGCGGCGCAACCGAAGGGTTTTTGGGCGGCACGCCATTGGTGCACAACTCAAAACATATTTCTGTCGTCAGACGCATCCGCTCTTGGTCACGACCGCGATGCTGCTTGCAGTCATTAACGTCACGTTGCAGCGTTTCAAATTTCCGCCAAAGGAAAGCGACGCCAGCGCCAACCGGCGTAAGCGCGCCGACTGCGGCGGATATGATCATGCCAAGGTCGCTCATTGGCAGCACCGGTGCAAAAGCGTTTCAATCCGCATGAGGCGCTCCCCTTGCGTCATGCTTTAAACACGCGAACCCGCAGCGTTCCGCTTGCAAGGTCAACCGTGCCGCCCGACTTGTTCTCAATTTCGATCCGCACATTATTTGCCGAAATAACCGTGGCGATGATGTTAAGGCCCGCTTGCATTGTCGATAGGGATGCCTGGGCAAAGTCACCAACCACCGCGCCCGTCACCGTGACGTTTACAGTGTCCACCGCGCCGTTTGCGAGTGATGTCACGTCATAAACTTGCGAGTAAATCAGCGGCGCATCATTCTTTATGATATTTGCCGCGCCTGTTCCTGTGTAGTTTACAAAGCGAGACAAGTTGTCGTTTGCATGATCCCGGTTATTTTCAACAATGATGTCGCTGATATTTGCCGTTGCTACCGCAAACGACTTCATGCTGTTGCGTGAGAATACAAACCCGCTGGCAAACTCCACAATGTCAACTTCAAGCGCGTAGTTTCCTTCAAAGCGGAAATTGCTGCACCGAAATGATAGGTTTGCATTACTGCCATTCTGCACAAAACATTTAGGCGATACCTCAAAATAGTTGTTTAATACTGAAACGGAGCGATTAAGTATAAACGAATAAATATCACAACCCGCATAGTTGCCTTGGATTGCGTTGTTTTCTATCATTATACCGCCGCAAATCCAAAGCGTGATACCGATTGCATTGCGTTCAATGATGTTCCCAGTAATCGAAAGCGTCGTAACCGCTTGACCTACCTCAATGCCAATCTGGTTGCCCGTAATGTGGTTATTGCGGATTGTCGCGCCATATCCCAGCTTTGTGCGGATCGGTGTGTAGAACTTCGTGAGGCGGCAACGCTCGATTACACAACCCCCTTCCATCTCCCATTCAATCCCGTATTGCGTTGAGTTAGAGCCAGAAAACCCATTGCCTGGAATCGTGGTAAAGTTGCCATATGTGATCGCGGGATTGTTTACCGTGCCTAGCGCCGTGCTGCCCGTTCCGTTGCCCGAATATGTCAGGTCAAACAGGTGAAGCGTTTGCCCATAACCGTTTGACGCAGGAGCCGTGCGTCCACCCTTCAAGCCCGTTCCCGCGCCTGTGTATTTAAGCGTGGTGCGATCCATGCCATCGCCAAAGATGGTGATATTTGGAGCCGTAAACGCAGAGCCACCAGTATTGAGAACACCAAAGTCAATCGCAGTTGAAAACGTATATTCACCCGCGCCAAGCATGATGGGCCGTCCAGTGCGAAACGCAGCCACCATTGCCGTGTAATTGTTCGCTACGCCAGTGCCGCCGCCGAATTGCTCCAGCGTTACAGGCATCCGGCGCATGGCTGTTTGCATTGTTTCTGCAACAGCACCCGTCCCCGCTTGCAGGAACCCCATAAGCCCAGAGCCACCAGATGCCGCAATGTCTGTGCGCAATGCGGAATCAACACCAATGCCGCTTGCAGGCACCATCTTGCCAGTTGCGTCACCCGCAAAGAATTTCCCGGCAAATGCTTCCCGCAAAAACCGACGGAACTTACCGCCGCGATATTCCAATATGTCGCCTTCAATCAGGCCAGCAATGTCGAGACTTGGGGCGGTTGCGCCTTCATCAACCGACACCGCCCGTGCCGTTAAATCGGCCTGTTCGCCCTCAATATCCTGAATCGCCATGACGTTGCGGTCGAGCGTGGCTTCAAGCCCTTCGGCGGACAAGGCGGCACCGGCTTGCGCGTCATATTGTTGGCTGGCTGGCGTTTTGCGCTTGTAACGCACCGTCGCGCCATTGGCCCAAAAGGGCGACAATGGCGTCATGACAGGGTTGGAAAGCGGGCCGGTGATCGTATAATGCGTGTTCAACGCCTGCAACGCGCCATTGACCTTGACGATCAAATCAGCCGCAGATTGCAGCGGAAAGCCAATATTGCGCGGCGTGGCCAAGCCATCGGCCACATAGGCAGACCTGCTAACAACGGCTGTCTTGGTCATCGCACACTTTCCCAAATGGTCAAAGCGGCGGGCGGCGATGTCGTATGTAATTCAGGTTATTCTATTTGGCAATAATTATTCCTGCACCTCGGCAAAGGCATTGGCAAAATCTGGCGCGCGCATTCCGCTCAGCCCCGCACCAGGTGGCGCATAATAAGCCGTGCCTTCCTTCTCGGCGCGCTGTTCCTGCTGTGCATAAGCGCCCGCTATATCTTCATCGCTCCATTCACGGATCATGTCGGCAAAGCCGCGCTCATAAGCAAGCCGCGTGTACCACAGGTTCCTACCGGGGATTTCGTTAAGCAACAGCTTCGCCGAATCCTTGGCCAGTGTCGTGTCGGTTTCAGGATCGCCATCGAACGCAGCGACCGCGCTATTGGCCGGAATGGCAAGCGCGTTGCCCAATGTCTGGCCAAGCACCGGCCCCAACAGCGTCTTGGCCACACCGCCGCCGAAACTGTTTTCCGAATTATAGATCAAATCGCCGAACAGCCCGAGGCCGCCCGATTGTATCAACGCGCGACCGGCAAATCGCGGGTCTTCCATCGGCTGCGGGTCTTTACCCGCCGCCACCTGTTTCAGCTGCACCGATATCGCGCCGCCAACCGTCATCATGCCCAGCAAGGTCAGGCCATATTTTGCCTTGTTGTGGATCCCGCCCTGTTCGAGCATCCGCCGCCCGTGCAACGAAAGCACCGCCAGCGGGAAGCCCTTGAACAGCAACGACGACCGCATGATTTCGCCAAGCCACGTCCCTGCCTTTGGCATCCCCGCCATCATCGCCCGCGTGCGCGCATCGGGCATGATAATCGCATAATCGGTTTCGGTCAGGATCATTTGCAGGAATCGCTCGCCAAGCCGCTTGTCGGCAATCTCGGTCGGCAACAGCCATTCGGCTCCGCGTTCCTCGATCGTGTCACTGGCACGGTAATTGTCCCAATCCTGCCGGCCTAATTGGTGGCGCTCCATCATCGCGCGCGTCGCCGGGTCGATATCGTCCCAGCCCTTCGCTTTGTTGTGCGTCAGCCAGCTGATCGTTTCCATGCCGAACGCCCACTGGCCATTGCGCGTGTGACGGCCCAGCCCTTGCGCACGAATGACAAAATCGGACATGCGGCGCGCAATCTCGCCGGTCAATTCCTCGCCATTGTAGCGATAGGATGCCGACGTAAGCGTCAACCAATCCTGTGTTATCAGGCCCGCCCGCACCGCAAGCGCGCGATCTTCCTGCGCGCCGGTCCACAATTTGGCATAGCGTCCGACCATTTTCATGGCGGGAATACCGTTAAAATTGGCGGTTTTCATCATCGTTGCCATATCGGGCACGGCCGACAATATCGCGCTGCCAAGCTTCGCCGCGACTTGCTGCGCACGAAACGCGCTAAACGCCAGCGCCAAGCGCCGGTTTTCAACCATGTGATTGTTGCCGCTGATAACGTCGTACATGCGCCCAAGCTTGCCATCGACGCTACCCAAATTGTCGATGTCCGACTGACTGCCTTTCAACTTGATCGACTTCTCCATCCAATCTTTCATAAAACGCAGCGTCGCCGTGGGGTTTGGCCCCATTTCTTCCATCAACGCTATGTCGCGCACCATGCTTTCGACATGCCCGACAAAGATATCGTAAATGTTATCCGCCCCGCCAAAGCGCCCCTGATATTCCAGCCAGTCGTCGGGATTGTCGAAGTGGATCAGGCGCGGATCACTGCGGCGCGATGCCAGCGACCCGGCAAACATTTGCCCCGGCTTTGCCTTGCTTGCCCCATCGGCACGGATATTTTCATACATGCGGCGCAAGATATCGAGTCGCTTCATGCCGCTGGCTGGCTCTCCGGTTTCAAGGTCGATCAGGCGCGCCCGCGATATCGGTCCAAAATCGGCCCATTCTTCAAACGACACCGCGCGCACAAGCGCTTGGTCGTGGCGTTGCGGGAACACAAATTGTTCCAACTTGCCGATTCGCCCGCCCGCCTGATTGAACCGCTGGCGCAACATTTCCATGACATCACCCATCGCCTGCGAAAATTCGCGCGCGTTTACGTTGCCGGTGGATTGCCCAAACCGCTCGCGCAGCACATCGGCAAGGTCGCTTTTGTCGCGTATCTGCCCCAGCAAATTGCGCCGATGCTTAGCGAGGAATTCATCAAGGCTGGCAAAGGCCGAACCGCGCACCGTGTCGATTTTCTTGTCGATCTGCGCCACATAGTCGATCGCCGTTGCCAGCTTGAACGGACCGTCGCCTGCATCTGCCGTCATCCGGCCAAGCCATTCACCTTGCACTTTTCTTTGCTTAAGCTGCGCATTTTGCTTCGCAATCACATCCGACTCCAGATTGGAAACGATAATCCGCGTCGCCTCTGCCTCTGCGGCCGCACGGCCAAGCCGAGGCTCATAGCCGCGCACCATTTCGTCATAACGCGCACGGATTTGCTCGGCGCGATCGGCGGGGATTTTGCCTTGCGCGATCAGGTCAGGGATGCAGGTGCCGAGTGCCATTATTCAGATGCTCCCATGCGCAATGCGCCTTCGACATAGCATTGATGTGCGACCGTCGAAAGCATTTGCCGGAATCGCGTTTGAAGCCCGATATCTGGCACCGCCGAATTATACGCTTCTCCAAGGCCATCAAGCAACCGTTGCACGCCTTGATCTGCCATCCACTTATCAGCCAATTCGTCGAGGCGGTCCATTTCGGCGGGGTCGAAGCCCTCTGCGAATTCAGCATTGTCATAGAGCTTGCGAAGCGGAGGACTCATAAACAATCCCTTATATTCTTGATCATTGCATCTTCGGCGTCGATTTCGGCCAGCAAGTCGGCAGGTGCAACTTCGTCGCCTTCGTCGTCCATCCGAAACGCGAATTGGTCAACCGCATCGAACAACGGCGAACCGATGGTCGACTCCTGATCGACCTTGGCTTGCATCGGGCTTGCGGCTTGGAGGCTGGCCAACTGCGCTTGCCGTTCGGCAATGGCGGGATCGACGAGCGCGCGCAGGTCGTGTTTTAGGCTTTCAAGAACACCTATTGAGGCGGGTCCGTCTGGATCGTCGAACGCGCGTAATGCGCCTTGGTCTAAATAAGGTGGCTCTAGTTCGTCTTGGCTGTCGACGCGGCTTTGCCCGAAAGCATCCGGTGCATCTTGGCTGCCCGCGCTTGCGTTTCCGGCGTCAGCTTGGCGTCCGTCGATAGCTGCATCATCAATGCCTGCATCTTCGGCCCAGGCTTTGGCAAATCGGTCTTCGATGCTGGCATAATAATCTTCCTTAACTTCGTAAAACGCCGCTGCCTGTATGTCTTGCAGCTCACGGTTTACCATCAAAAGCACCGCGTCGTCCATAGTTTCGACATCTTCGGTTAAAAGGATTCGTGCCGCAATTGCAAAATCGGCGTCATCCATGCTGTAACCATTGGCTTGCGCCACATCGTCAAACATGTTGCGGATATAATATTCTTCTTCCTCGCTACGGAAAATCGACTTTGCGGGCGTGGCCACATTGGCTTCGCGTGATTGACCGAACGGATATATTTTCTTGCCCTGCGTTGCAGCCAGATCAATGGCCTCCAACACCTGCGCTTCTGTTGGACGCGGCCCTTGCGGGTCGCCAAAATATCCGGCTTCATGCAACAATTCGCCGATTTCATCGATACCGCGCCCCGCCTTGCGGACAAGCGGCCCGCTGCCGGGAATAAGCTGCCGGTTATAATCGCGCCCGCCTTTGCCAAGCCGATGGCCTTTGGTGCCCAGCTTGCGTCCGCCTGCGCTCAATCCATCTTCCGAAAGACCGCCCGCGCGCCCGATGAATTTCAATATGTCGACTGGCCCATTTTCAACTGGCAAACGCATGAACTGCTGTTTCTTGTTCATGCGGATTTCTTTGCCCGCCGCCAATTGCATCAACCCCCGGCGCAGCTTTGCCGCGTTAATGCCCAATGCCTGCGCCAGCTTTTCCGGTTCATTCAACGACTGCGCACGGTCGCGGACGACAGCGCGCAGTTGTGGCAAGATATCGGCAACGCTTTCATCGACGGGTGTTGCCACACGCGGCGCAACGGCGGGTGCCATAATCGGCGCTGGCCGCGCGACCGCTTCAATCGGGTTCGCCAGTATCGGAATATCGCCACCATCATGAATGGGCTCTGGCAACATATCGTCTTGATCAATCAACCGTGGCCGTGGCGCGATGACCTCAATCGCGGCACGGTCTGCATCTATTTGCGCACGCTGGCGGTCAAGGTCGGCGCGCACGGCTGCCTCCGGGTCCATATCGACCGAACGGCCCGCGCCTGTGGACGGCCCACCCATTTTGCGCGCGGCCCAATCAATCACGTCGGCGGCGTTCATCCCCTGTAGGAACGGGTTGGCCTCAACCACCGCATCGCCGAGCACGTCGCGCACGGGCGTATTGGGCGGCACGCGATGCAGTTTGCGCGCACCGCTATTGCCCGCAAAATGCGCAAGATACAGATTTCCGGCGTTTGGCGTGATGCCCGCACTGCGCAACGATTGTTCGTTCAACGCCATCAAATCGTCCATAAGGATTTCATTCAGACGCGGGTCCGTGCGCAACGCGGCGATTTCGGCATCGCTTTTACCCGATGCACCATAACGCGACTTATACAGCCGCGACCATGTACCGGTCAGGAATTGATACGGGCCAAGCGCCGTTGAATTGGGGTTGCGCGCAACATTGCTGCCCGACGACTCCACGACCTTGATCCGGCTTTTCAAAACACTGCGCGCATCGCCGGGAACGACGCCCGACGATATCGACGTGCTGCGATTAAGTGTTTCACGATTTCCACGTGAAACAGCAGCGCGCGCCTGTGCGCCGAAGCCGCTAGGCGTAGGAGCATCAAATATCCGCTGCATCGCCTCAGCCAGATTTTCGGCATGAACCCGCGTCCCGGCACCGTCGGGCTGAAACGGGTTGCGCGCCTCAATCGCGCTTTCCCGCCGCACGACCGCCACGGCATCCGCTTCGGCTTCGCTTAGATTATCGCGGCCAATGACAGCCTCGGCAATGTCGGGCAACATATCATCGCCGATGGCATCCCAATCCATTTTGGGCCGGATCGATTCGGGCAAAGCTGGCGCGATTTTCGTCCACAGCTTTTCTTGCACGGCTTTCGGCGCGGCCTTGATTGCGTCCCAATTTTTGGCAACACCGTAACCAACGCCGTCGAAAACCGCGCCGCCCGCCACCGCAAAGCCGACTTGTTGCACCGCGTCCGCTGTTGTGAACTCTCGGCCCATACGGTCCATTGCCCGCTTTGTATCTGGTAACAGCGCGGCCTCGGTGATTCCGCTGACAACGCCGCCGATCAATACCGTGCGCGCAAATGTTGTCCCGCCGCCGACTGGTAGGGTCGCAAGGTTAATCGGGTCAGTCATCGCTGACGCTGCACCGCCTATCAGGCTGGGAACAAAACCCGCTGCACTGGCCCGTTCTTCATCGCGTTGGCTTTCACCAAATCGGTTCGCGACGGCCATGTCGAATTCTTCGCGCGTTGCCGGAACCTTTGTAAAATGCGCGGTATTTTGGGCCTTGCGACGATTGACTTCTTTAATGATCGCGTCGCGGTCCATTATGCGCCGCGTGAATCCCATACTGTCCTTCACGTCCATATACAACGCACCGTTGCGGCTTGTATCTACGCCCATGTCGCCAAGGCTATCGAGCAAATCGCGATAAGCGTCCGCATTGCGCGGCATTTGCGTGAACAAATCTTGTCGATCCTCTGCCGACCGAAAGGCTGCGCCAATGCCTTCAAAGAAACCTACATCTGGAGGGGGCGCTTCACTGCCGCCGCTGGGCAGTGTCTGACGCATACGGGATGGCAATAACGCGCCGGGCATTATCGTGTCACGACCAGATTATAGACGCTGCCGTCTTTGTGTAACAGGGCCTTGCCCGTCGGACCTATGAACCGGTAAAGCGGCTGCCCCGCCGCATCCTCGTCATAATATTCGGGGCGATAATTGTTCAGGATATCGGCCTTGCTGGCGGCTTGTTTATTGGCATAAACCGCGCCATCGAATTTTAACATCGATAAAGTCTTGTCAAATTCCTCTGCGGTTTTCCAAGCGGGCAAAATGACCTGTTTGCCGCGCACGCGGTCTATGCCGCCTTGTAAGACACCATTGCCGCGCTGGGTTGCGCCAAGCGCGATTTTCACCGCCACATCAAATTCCGCTTCACTCCATCCTGACGCCCCGCGACTGTTCAATTGGCCGGCGTAAATGTCCCATGCGACGCTCATCATATTGTCATATTCGCCGCCCATCGACGCCTTGACATCGCCCACCCGGCGCGCAAAAGCTGCCTTTACTTCTTCGGTCTTGCCGAATTCATCCTTGCGCGCGTTACGCACTTCGCGGCCTTCAAGCGCATATTGTTGCGAACGCGGACCCAGCGAGGCGAGTTGACCAAGGCCCGGCTTGGCTTCTTCGGCGGCAAGGTAACGCTGTTTGGCGGGCATGGCACGCAATTCGGATAGCACCGCCGCCTGTCCAGCGACGCCCTGTTTCGCGGTTTCTTTTAACTGCGCACCGCGCGCCTTGGCCCTACTATCGCCGATGCCCTTCAAATGCGTATAGCCGACTTGCTCCGCTTCGGTTGCGGTCCCTGCGGCCACCTTTGCGCCAAGCCGTGAGGCGGCAGCGCTGGCCTTAATACCCATTGGGTCGGCTGCTTCGTTATAGGTGCGGTTCAAACCGATCTGGATGCCCAGCCCGTCAAGACCGATTATGTCCGCTTCGGGCAATCCGTTTGCTACCGCTGCACGCCGCACTTGCGCAATTTCGGCCTGCGACGGGTTTATGCCCAGCTTCACCTTTTCTTCAACCGCTTTGACGGCTTCGCGTGCCTCCGTGCGCGCATCGCTGGCCGCTTGCTCCACGGCAATACGCGCGGCATTTTCTTCGGTTTCAATACTGCGCAGAAACGGTTTTACATCGTCGATCACGCCATTGAGCTTGCCGGAATTGAGAAGCGTTTTTGCATCGGCATATTTGCCGGTGTTAATCAGGCCGGTGAGGAAATCTCCGAACAGGCTGGCCTGCCCTTTTTTGCGCAATATCGCTTTCTGGTCATCATTCAACGCCATGCCGTCGGCTAGGCTGTCCCAAAGCTGCACCGCCTCTTCCATTTTTTGAAGGTCGGGCGCTAATTGCAGGCCATTGCCCGTCGCCTTCAAATAGGTTTCGGCATTTTCGCCTTGCGCCTTGGCAAATTGGTCGCTGGCATAGATTGTTTCCTGCGTTTCATAGCGCGCTGCCGCCTGGACAACATTGGCTGTATAGCGCTGCCGCACACGCTCATTCTCGCCAAAGCCAGCATCAAATGCCGTCTTTTCTTCTTCAATGATGTCGGTGACGGTTTGAACATGCCCCGCGCCGCCCGGCCCATGCTTGCTGCGCGCCTCATTGATCCGCACGGCAATGCGGCTGTCGGTCTCCGCCCATTTGGCGGCCTGTTGCAGCAACAGCGCATTATCTTCATCCTGCTGGCGCTTGACTGCCAATTGGTGATTGATCGCGTCCACTTGCTGCGTTGCCTGCCGGTCGCTCTGCGCCATTTGGCCTGCCGTGCGCGCCGCGACGTCAAGCGCGTCGGCCAAGGGCGACACGGGCCGCTGGGTAATCGGGATGGCGGAACGACGGGGCGTTGCCGATATGCGCGGTTGCATTGCCATTAGAACCCTCCAGCGCCGGAACGTGGGAACGGAGATGGCGCATCGCGCGTAACTGGCCTGCCCATCCTATCGTAACGCGGCGCTTCGGCGACAAGGCCGTTTCGCGGAATGGGGATGGACCCGATCCTTTGTGGCTGCCTAAGATCGGCTGCACGACCCGCTTGCGTGGCCGCGTCAATGCGCGCCATATCATTCTGGCTCTGTATGCCCGACAATGCCGCTGCGCCCGCACGGAAAACGCCGCCGATGATCGCTGCCTTACCCCTGCTACGCGCGGCACTGGCCTGTGCCCGCAATCCGCTGGCCTCGCTTTGCGCATTGGCGCGGATCGTCATGGCCTCGCGCTGCCGTTCGATCGCGTTGGCATAGATCATATCGGCAATGTTCCCGCTGCCAATACCTTGCTGCCCGCTGGCTGCGGCGTCCGCTGCGCCTGCGCCTTCCTCCATGCGTGATTGCCGGAGCGCGGCCAACACATCGCTTTCGCCGTTTAATTGGGTCAGGCGGGCATTTTCATCCAATTGCCGCGCTTCACCGCGCGCTTGCGCATTCTCGCTCAATCCACCTGCAACGGCGGACGCAACCTGAAGGGCGATTAACGCCGGTCCAACAGCCATTATGCGCTTCCTCTCGGATAAATGAATATTTCGTGCGTTTCGGATCCCGGCAACGGGCGATCCGCTTCAAAGCCCAGCAACGCGGCCCAGCGCAACGCGTCAGGCTTGCTTCTATCTGCCACCATGTCGATCCGCTCCCATTTTGCGGCGGCAATCACCCGCCTGCAAATACGGGTAATTTCGATCATGTGATGGCGCTTGTTTTCGGCCAACAGGCACCAAATGCTGGCGTGGCCAGATATGCCATTAACGACATTATCGTGATGCACCCAAAAACCACCAATAAAGAGTATTTCTCCATCTGGCGCGATCATGCTCCAGGCGGGGCCGCTATCAACAACTGACCAAAACCATTCCATGCTGACCATATCTGCCGCCTGTGATGGCTGGATATTGAAACGGTCAATATCGCCGTCCTGATATGGCTCGAACGCGATCATGTTGACGACTTCTGCAAATGCAGGATGACCGCGCGCACTGTCGCTGGCTTGGGCAGATAGCGGCGGATGCGGATTGTTTCGCTGCGCTGCCAATTGCCGATGGTTGGAATTTCTTTATACCCTGTGAACAGTGCAAATGCACTATCGAGAGGGCTATCACCCTGCTGCAATTCAATCTTGGTTGACTTGCCCTGCACTTCAATTTCGACGCCATCGCTGTTTAACAGGGAAATATCTGTGCGGTGGACACGGCCCAGCTTGTTTTGCGCGCTGCCATTGTCGCTGCCCGCTTCTATTGAAAGCAATTCCATTTCGGCTTCAAACGATAGGCCGACAATTTTTTTCGCAGCGGCATCGGTCAAATTGCCATTGCCATTGCTGTCCAACGTCACATTTGAATGCACCTTGCCGTCGGCAATGACTTCGACCGTTTTGCCTGCCAGATGTGGCGCAGAGATCGATGTCGATGCCGACCCGTCGATCACGACCGATGCATCGCTCATAACCTTGTCTAACGACGCGTCGGTTGATGCGCGAAACGGTGCCTGCAAAAGCACCCAATGGCTCGCGCTCGATTGCACCCCAAACCACATTTGGTCAAACCGCCCGTCTGGATCGCTTATCGATGTGTGGCTGGTCAGCAAAAGCCCATTGGCAAAGCGACGGTTAAACCATCCCAGCAACTGTTCATCGGGGTTAAATGCCACCCCTGCCGCCGTGCCGTCGTCGCAGCGAAGCCAAATGAGCCTATGCGGCTCTTTCTGCCATACCGGGTCGCGCAAGCCCCGTGCGCCAATATGGTCCGCAAAGCGCGTGAGGTCTTCCGATTCCTGTTGCAGCAAACGATTGCCATCATATCCCATCTGCAACAGCTTCGCGCGCGCGCGCTGGACATATACGGCGCGGGGCCCTACTTTAACGGCACGGCCATTGGCGCTGCCATTGCTGCCCGGCTCGGTCACATCGGCATTGCCGGGGCCGATGCCTGCCCCTGCCGACGCGGCGGTGATGACATGCTCGCCTTTTCCCGTGCCGATAATCAAATCACGGTCGGCCAGCACCCAACGGATTTTGGATGGATTGGGCAAAACAACGGTGAAGGCCATATCGCGGCTAAGGTCGCCCAATTCGTTACGCAGCGAAAAATCGGCATAGTCAGGGCCATATCCACCAACCGCCGACAAATGCGCGCTAAAATCTTTGAATAGGCAAAGCCTGTCCTGCCAGATGCAGATATGGTGCGGCCATCCGCGCCGGTCGCTAAACGCACCAAAGCGCCAGCGCCAACTTGGCGAGGTGGCGGCAAGGCGGCGCTCGACTGTCGCCGTCATCGTGCTGGCGTCGGTGAATGCGGTAAATCGCACTTGCCCGAACCGGTCATACAGATAACGCCAGATGCAACCATATGGCCCCTTGGCGTTGATGTCCTGACCATTTTGGCCGTCCCACCGGTCGCCCTCAATATGAATTGGCGCGACGCTGCCAGTGCGCAAATTACCGCCGACATGCTGATAAACGCGTCCACCCCATTGGATCAACGCCGAGGAGGTTATTTGCATTCCGGGTTCCCAGCTCTTGACCGCTGAAAAATCGCTATACTCGATTTCCATCAACCCGCCGACGTCGCCCGCTGCAAATATCGACGCCGATGCGCTGATTGTGACGCTGCCCGTCGTGCCGCTTGCGCTAATCGTCAGGCTTTCGTCGGCATTGCGGCTTTCCCATGGGCCGTTGCGCAGTTCGAGCATGTTGAATGCAAATGTGTCCGCGCTTGTGCGCACTAATGCCCGCGTCGGCACGCTGCCATGGGCCATATACAGCACATCAAGGCTTTGGTCCCATTCGACCGTCTGCAACTGTGCAAAAGTAAATGGCGCCACCAATTCATAGGCGACACCCGGCGACGTTTCGATACGCGCGTCATTGGTATAGAAACGCATATAGACCTCACCGGCCTCGATCACATAGCCTTGCGTTTCATTATACTCGAACGGGATCAGCTTATTTGGACCTTTGGCGGCGGCAACGAATAATGTGCCCGGCGCGGCCACTGCCGGACCTTGCAACGTCGGCACCCATCCCCACATTTTCTTGACCGCTATGCTGCGCACATTTTGGTCCGTGCGTGCATCGAGCATCGGCGAAATTTCGCCGGCATTAAAACTTGCGATTATGGGTGCGACAACGCTCATTTATCGGCTACTCACGCCGGTAGGCAGATGCCGCGCACTGGCCCAGCGGCTGTTGACAAGGATATTGCCACGGTCGCGCTTGCCACTGGCAAGGCCATCGGCCAACTTTGCCGACATGGGACGCCCCAATTTACGGTCAAGGTCGCCCATCAACCGGTCGGCAAGGCCCTTTTGCCCGCTCTTGGCTTCACAATATTCAACCGCCAATTGATAGGCCATGCTTTCGCAGAATAAGGGCGGCCATTTACCGATTTCTGCTATATCGACGAGATAGCGCACATAAATCGCGGCTTCGTCCGCGACAAGATACTCGCCTTCTTCTTCGCCCGCAAACCAATAAGGTTCGCCCTTGGCCCATGGCAACCAACGCAACATGCCTTCGGGTTTTTTGAAGCAATATGCATAACCAAATTCCGGCTTCACATCGACTTCGGCCAGCAACTTTTCGCGCTTGATCGCAAAATTCCATGTGTGCGATGCGATCAGCGAAACCCGCGCCATGACCCAAAGCTCTTGAAGGTTTTTCGCCAGCTCCCCGCTATCATTCAGGCTGGCAATCCGCTGCGTGTTGCCAAGCAGGATCAACGCCTTATTGGCAATAATCGTTTCGCTTTGATATTCTGCCATGCGCCGCCCTTCCAAAAAACAAAACCGCCCGCCCAGCTCTGTTGCCATTCCCCTCGAAAGGTGCCGCCCGCCAAGGGCAACAGCAACAAAGCGGGCGGGCGGCCCCTTGCAACCCCTTGGGGTTAACCTACGGCAGCGGTTTCGACTTCCACCACGATAGTGCCGGTCGTGGGCAAGTTTGCCGCCGCTATCGTCATCAACAGCTCCGTTATTGGCTCGGTTGTCAGCAACACACCGCGCCGCGCAACCGGCAGATATTCAACAATCGCCTCTGCTGTCGTGCCATAAGCCTTAAGCGCACCAAAAAACGCAGGAGCCGCAGGCGTACCGAACGACAATTGTGCGGTCGTCAGCGATACCGACGACGATACCTTGATTGACAAAGGCGCATGGCCCTCCGGAATTTCGGCAACCAAATTGTTCTGACCAATGTTTTTCAGAACATTTGCCTGCGACAAGTCAAAGCGTTCAACAAACGAGCATTTATTGCCGCCATTGACCGCGCCTGGGACTTTCTTGGGGCTTGGATCGGTGCCGTCGTTGACACCGGTACGATAACTTCCATAACCGGGCATGATAATTTCTCCTTGATATGTTTGGGGACCAATCCAAACGAAAACACGGGTCGGCGACGGGGCGCTGCCGCCCCGTCACGTCATCAGCTATTGCCGCATTCGAGAATAAAGCACTTCTTCTCGTCACGACGGGAATAGCGCACATTGGTATAGGCGCTGAACTGCGTTGGGTGGCCGTCCAAGTCGGCGCGAATATCGCGCTTTGTTTGGATGGTTAGCCATTCGCGGCCCGACATGCCCGATGGCACCCATACAGGGCACCGACGATGGCCGGAACCATTCACGGCAAGCAGCGAACTTTCGGGATAGGCTTCGCTGTTGGTGAATTCCATCGGCACAAAATGAATGCCCATAAAGTCCGTAGGCTCACCATCTTGCAACGCTTGCTGCGCACCCGAACTCAACGGCTTACCCGTTTGACTATCGGGGTTGTAATCACGGCTGATATATTCGTTGATTTGCAACAAATCTTCGATTTCTTCCGCGCTAATCCCCATGTGCAATTTTTCGACCGCCGGGTCGATCATCAACTGGCGCGCACGTTTACGGACCCAACGCAATTTTGCCAGCGTCAACCCGCGCATGACAGTATCAAACGCTGTGCCAGTCCAATCCGCAGCAAGCACATTAGCCGAAAGGAAACTGACTTGATCGGTGCCTTCCTTGCCTCGATAGGCCGTGCCATAAAGACCGACGAGGAACTCGTCCTGGCGGGCGACTTTAATCGAACGCGCAACATTGGTGGCCAACGGCGAATCCAGCGGGATTTCGGTTGCAAGCTGGTCGTCCATATCGATTGCCGTATGAACGCTGACGCTATTCTGCTTGTGCACCCAACGGCGCTCGACATCGGGGTTGCTAAGGCTTACCTTTTGCAACCGACCCTCGATGCGCTTTGCTTTCATCGTGCTAAAACGGTCGGTGATTTCGACCTTTTCACCTGTGCATCCGCCTCGGAAATCGCACATGGCTTCAAAGCCATCTTTGATTTCTAAAAGCTGGAACTCGACTGCCTTTTCAAATTGTACGGTTGCCATTGTATCGGCATAATCTTGTGCCATTTGGCCATTCCTTTCGCTCAAAATCGTTTTTCATGGATTTCAAGCGGGGATGCAGGTTCGCCCTGGGCCGCTCTGGCGCTTTCGGTCCGCTCGACCCGCCTGTCTTACAGGCTTGCACCAGGGCCGCTATCGCGGGGATGCTGGTTATGATCGAGTTGACCTGCCGGATTACAAGTTCGACAGGCCAACATTCCGACGCCCCTTATTTGTCAAATAGAATAATTTACGTCAAGCAGTTTTTCCACGCTGCTGTTGCGCGTGGCGATCTTGCGCTACCAAACGGGTCAAACGCTCATATTCTTTTTGCTCTGGCGTCCCGGAAACAAGCGCGTTTTTGCGCCATTCGGGGTTTGTTTGCTTTTCTTTTAAGATACCATCGGCCTGCGCCGCCGCAACGCCGCCATTCATGCCGGGATTATCGTCACCGCTAATCTGTTCCAGCGGCCCGACTCGGTCGGCCATATCGAACATGAACCGGAGCAGATTGGCGCTGCCCAATTTGACATCCAGCTCTCCCAAATCTTCTTCCGACAATTGAAGACCGGCTTGTTGCAGCATCAAACCGACCTTGCCCAATTGCGCGTTGTAATTTGACCCATAGGATTTTTTGAATTCGCTAACCTCGGCTTCGCTGGCATCGCTCTGCGCCTTCGCCTCTGCGGCATAAAATTCATTATTCCAATCGGCGATTGCCTTGGCTTGCCATGGCTGCAACGCCAGCTCATGTGCCTTCGCACGGAAACCTTCGGCAAATTCGGGCTTATAGCCTTCGGGCACCGTGATGTCGTATACCGCCGCATCGGCGGGTCGCAGCGCATCCATAAACGCTTGCTGGCTTTCCGGCGTTTCACCGGGCATCGGCACTTTGCTGGACGCCAGCGCCTTTGTCGATTTATGCCCGTTTACAAGATCGTCGAGCGACTTGTAATTGGCAATCGTAGGGTCAGCGCGCAACGCTTCGTCGGTTATGGCCGTCCGCCAATCAGCGCCCGACTGACCACCATCGCCACCGCTGCCGTCGCCACCCGTCGCGCCTGCCGCCGCTGCGGCGATTGCTACGGCCGCTGCGCCGCCATCGTTATTTTCACCTGCCGCCCCTGCGGCACCTTCAGTTCCGTCCATTGTCAATTTCCTCTAATTTTCTGTGCAAGGTATCGATTTGGCGAGGGTTAATCGCCAAAAGGTCGATGAGGTAACGGACGATGTGTTGGCCACCGTCCCGAAATAATCGCAAATCTGCATCTGGAACAAACCCGCGCCGGTTCATCCCCGCTTCACGGGCCAAGTCGGAAAACAAGGCGGCGGCATCGTCGGTAACATTGCCGTCTTTGTCGAGGAACAAGCGCCGCGCCGGGCCTGTGCGTTTGGACAGGCGCGCGGCTTGGCGCTTTAATCCTGCGCGATTTTCCTGTGCCGCACCGATGGCGGCCTGCATATCGGCCTTAAGCGACATTGCCCTGCGCCTGGCTAAGTTTCTGTGTGACATCGGCAATTACGGGTGCAACTTCGGTCAGGTTCGCCATTTCCTGTTGCTGCGCATCGGCGGCGTCGCTTTCTTCCAATTCGGCTTCGGTCGCGGCCCAGCTTGCGGGGATCGCCTCAATTTCGGCTAGGCCGGGAACGACCTTGCGCAACGGATAGAGCGAGATAAATTCCTTGACCGCTTCGGGCGCATATTGGCCCATGGTCAACACTTGGTTGGCAACGCGGAAATATCCGCCCGCTTGTTCGGCGCGCTGCGCACGGGTTAACGGATTGTCGTAAATTAACGCTTTTTCGCCGCCCGCTTCGCGCACTTCTCCGGGCATATCGTCAAAATCGCCCAGCAACGCCATGCACTCGATTTCCGCATCATTCATCGGCGAAAACCACTCGTCCATCTGCCGTGCCAAAGGCTGCAACAGCACGCCTTTTTCCTGCAACCGCTCATAAAGCTGGCTATCGGTCACATGGCTTTTCATGTCTTTGTTGCCCAACAACATGTCGCGGAAGAACGCTTTGTCAATAATCGCGTATAACCGTTCCTGAATCGTCATGGCGGGCGTCGCATCGCCAACGTCGAACAGGCGCTGCACCATCGGTTCGCCGCGCGCGTTTATGGCGCCATAGCTTATCTGCCGCGCGCCATAGATCAATTGCTGGTCAAGCATGTCTTCATGCGCGGCAAGTGGTGGCATCAACGCCATTTCGGCCCCAACCATCAAATCGATGTTGATTGCCTGCAATTCCTTAAGCGCGGGCAGGATATCAACCCCGCGACCGCGACCATATTTTTCCGTCGGGCTTTTATTCAATCGCGAATAGGTCAGCCGTGCCGACCCGTAACCGCCATGGTCGATAACGGACTTGTCTGAAATCGACACATAGCAACTGATAAAGGGGCGACCTGCATAATCGGCGCGACCCTCGACTATTGACGGGTTCGGCTCGATCCGGTGCAAAAATTTATACTTGTTCGCCTTTGTCTTTGGATCCTGCGATGCCTTCCACACCGTCGGCGCAGCTTCCAGCTTCTTGCCCCATTTCAAAAACGCTTGCTCGGCGGACAATTCAAGGCAACGGTGGGTGCGATAGATTGTGCCCTGCCAATCTTCATCGACCCAAAGCGAACCGATATGCTCTGACCGATATTTCAGGCCAACGGGCTTTTGCGTGCGGTGGTCCCAACGCAAATCGACGCTCATACCCTGATTGCCAAATGCCAACAGGCTGGCGGCGCTTTCACCGCATTGGTCGGCAAAACCGCTGCGATATTCGTTTCGATAGAAATTTAGCCGGTTGGTCTTGGCCTCAAACCACGTCGCAACTGTTTTGCTTTTCATCAATTCCGGCTCTGCCGCGACTATGCGTTGAAAGCCTTGCGGCATGACATAGCTGGTAAAAACAGATTTACCGTCGTCCAGCGCTTGTGTCCCATAAGGATCAAATATCTGGTTAGTCCGCTCTGCGCCTGCGGTTGAATTCTGGCTGTTAAACTCGGCCTGACGGGGAAGGATCAAGTCGGCGACTTCACCCCATTGCGTATCGAAATTCGACCGCTCACCGACCATGCGTTGATGATCGGACATGATATGCTGCGCGTCGAACATGAACCTTCCCCTTACTGACAATTAACCGATGGCGCGGAACAACAGGCTGTTCGCTGGAAAGCCTGCTTTGCGACCTTCACCAACCCAAAATGGCTGCACAATTTCGCAGCGCAAAACGGGGCCCTCCCCGCCGACAAAAATTTGACCTTCTTCCCCGCCGCCATCAACCTTGCGCAGCGTAAGCCGCGCAAAGCGGAACCGCTCTGGAAGGTTGCCGACCTCAATAGGGATTTTTATCGAAACGCCGCGATCCTTATGGATATCCATGTCCGCTTTCGGGTCGATATCTAGCTTGAAATCGATGCAATATGTCGCGCCATCATCGGCCAAAATCACATATTCGGCATCAAGGTCGATCAGATTGGCATAATCGGCTTGTCCGCCCAACACCGCGTTTTCGGCATCTGCATTAAACAATTCTGCGACATGTTCCTTGTCCGAGCGCCGCCGACGCTGCGCTTGTTTGGCCGCCTTGGCCTCTTCTTTGGCCTTATCGGCAATTTCTTCGGCCTTAGCGGCGGCGGCGGCGGCACTGGCCTCGGCACGCTCTTGGCGCTCCCGCTCGGCTTTCGCTTCGGACGTTTCCGGCATAGCCGCGGCGACCAAATCGGGCAGGTTTTTGTCAAGATATGAGGTGACAACTTCAAGAATAGCCGCCGCGAAATCGTATTGATCGCTTGTCCTTTCTGTCAAATGCTTATGAACTGCGCTGGCTACCGCTGCTTTGAATACGCCGCTTTCGAATAGCTTTTCAGGCACGACAACCTCTGGTTGCCGCACTTCGTCGGTTACTAGCTTTTTTACTGGCTTTTCCATCTTAAATTCCCTTCGTTTTAGGTTCCAAGCTGGCGTTTGCCAGTGGACGATTCAGCGCCCATTGCGCCCAAAATCGCGTTCGACGCCGCTCCGCGCCTCCGCGAAAGCCTGTCGCGCGCAAAAACATCCTCCGCGCCCGTATCTCTTGTTTGCTGGATTTGCGGCGCTGGCGCTTCTTTCTTTTTTTTTCCGGCCAACAAGCCTGCAACGCCAAAAAGTCCTTTGGTCAAAAGAGGTTTCAACAATGCCATTATCTCACTCCCGCAGCTGCATATCCGGTGAATTTTGTGCGCCGATGGCTATGGCGGCGTTGGTCGCGATCCTGCCGCTGCCCCTCGATCGCAGAGCCGCGCATTTTATAGCCCAAAACGCCATGCTCTATCGCGTTGGCGACATGCGAAAATGGCCCTTTGTCGGGCTTTGCGCTTAACGATAGCCCGGTCGAAGTCTTACGCTGGACAAGAATATATCCACCCGAAAGCGCGCGGCGCAACACAGGGCAATCACTGCCAACAAGCACACCGGGTTGCCCGCCGGGCGACGAGTTAAACCAATGGCGCATAGCCTCCAGACGCGGTTCAACCCTGTTTGCCGCATCCCCGCCCGCTTTATATTTGCACGGAAATTCAGCCTTCAAAACGCGCAGCCATTCGTAGGAATCTTCTTCCTGCCCAAAATCAATTGACGGGTCATAGAATACGCATTTGACCTCTCGATCACCGAAATGGTCGAGAACATGCTCGCGCATCAATTCGCCGAAATGCGCTGGGCCAAGCCGGTCAAGATAGATGTTTTCGCCGGAGCTTGTTTTTTTCGGGTCGTAAATCACGACCTCGCTCAATAGCCTCAGATAGCCCGGCACCTGAAAAAACACCGCCGCAGGGGTTCGCCCCCCGTCTATTCCTACATAAATCGGATAATCCGAAAGCGGCGCAAGACGCTGGCCGGCATAATGCAGACCGGGATTATATTCGGGATATACCGGCTGACCATCGACCGTCGTGCCAAATTCATTATCGACCATGCGGCGCAGCATGTTTGGCTTTTTCGATAGCGCCATGACTTGCTGCAAATAATATCCGGGCGGCAAGTTGGCTAGATTTTCAGGCGGCGGATCGACGGAACGGCCACCCGGCTGCCGATAGAAACCTACCCCGAACAATGGTCCTAATTGCGCCCGCAATTCCGCTTCTAATTCCGCATCAAGCCCAAGATTGTTATCGACAAATAAATCATACACCCAATTGTCGATATCGGGCGCGTTAAAATCCATGATGATGCCCGACCACGCGCAACCACCCAGCTTTGCATCGGGATAGCGGCCAATACGGGTCATACCGAAATAATATACGCTCGGGTCGACGGTATCGGCTTCGTTAATCCAGATCAGCGTCAATTCAAGACCGCGCAAAACCTCCTCTGCGCTGCGTTCATTTAACGCGATGAAGTGCATTTCAATGTAAATGCGGATTGTCTCACCTGTCTGTGGATTAAGCCAGTTCAGATTAAGCTCGTGGACAAGATTTTTGCCGTTCCACTTGCCAATATCCTTCGGAAACCAGCCAAACCAGCTTTTGAGGACGTTGCGTTCCAACTGCGGATATGTGTTGCGGATAGCCGCCCCGCGCACGCGCCGAACGCCGTCAGGCCCCGGATTTTGCTTCAAAGCGGCGGTAATGATTTTGCGGATGCAGCTTGTGGTTTTTGCCGAACCGACCGGCCCCATTATGCCTGTGATTTTGCGCCAATCATTGACGAAAGCCTCTGCAATCGGCCCCACAGGTGCCATCATGGCCGCAATACCGCTCATGCGTCATCGCCATCATCATCGGGCAAGCGATATTCGCCATCGACAATTCGGAAATCCAACACTTGCCCCGAATCAATGGTGCCCGCCTGCACCGCGTCACCGATCCGCTTCATGACTTCACCGACCGGGCCTATATCGCCCTGCCCCGGCGCGACAAAACCGACAATCGTGCCATCGACGCGATGATCGACCGCGACTTCGGTTGGTTTCTTACTGTGAACATAATCTGCCACTGCTTTTGCTGCCTGTAATTGCAGCGATAATGCCTTAACCGCGAGATCACCGGGCGGGGCCTTACCACTTCCCGGTGCTGCCAGCTTGATAAGTTCGACCGCTTGATCGAGTGGCATCGAATAAATGCTAGCCATAAACAGAACCGGATCACCCGACTGCTGGCAAATCAGTTTTGCCAAAACCTGATTGCGCTTGTTTTCCGACCCAGGCGGGCGTCCTGCCTTTTTTTGCCGCGCGAGCTGAAACACATTTTTCGGAAGACTGCCGCGATCATCCCGCAGCAAATCCAGTTGATCAGCTTCCATCGGCGCGCCCAAAATCGCGCTGCCATCCGCCACTTCACGGAACGCGTTTTCAAGGGCCGAAGTCTTAGTTGACATGACACGCAACCGGGCATAGCTTCCCGATTCCGTTCAACCCAAAGCGACCGGAAAGCATCGCTTGCACCCCTACCCGAGCCTTCAAAATTTGGCTTTTGCCTATTGGGCGGCGCGCTAAGCGTCTGTTCAAAACGCTTTCGCGCACCGCCCGCACCCCCGACCCCATTCGGCCTCGATAGATTTTGCGCACCCTGACGAGGAAATCCTCAAGCCAGCAAAGCGTGGTGCACGATATCGAGGGCAATTCCGGCCCGAGGTGATCCTTTTTCAAAAACTGCCAGCGCGGCTTGCGCGACGGGCATAGAGACAGCGCGGGCGGGCCAAAGGGGGTTGCACCCCCCTGCCGCGCGGGCGTCTGGAAACGCGATGCCACCCCCCCAGCAGCGCCAAGAGGCCAGTTGCGCGTCAAATTCCC